ATCCATCTCTCCGGGGAGAACCCCTCTGCCGCCGCCAAAGCCTCCGGGGTACATCTCTCTTGGATCGATACCTCCGGGGAATCCACCGCCCATTCCGCTGCCCACTCTCTGACTCATCAGTTCTTCTCCTAATTATTAGCTAAAGCTAACATTCTTGATTTTAATCTTTCAGCCCTTTCAGGGGTTTGGCTTGCCCATCTTGAATCCATCATCTCTTCTGCGGCTCTTTTCCACTGATAATCCTCAATGGCTATTTTCAGGTTCTTAAACTTGCCCAGACCCCCTTGTCCAAGCTGAAAGCACATGTTCACTAAAATGTGTTGAACTTCTTGGGGTAAGTTTTCCCAGTTGTCATATATCTTCTCGCACCCATTAACCGCAATCTGAACGTCCTCTTCAAACAGCTCATAACACCGCTCTTCTGAAATGCACTGGTCATCAGCTACATCGTTATCACTGGCCCCGAAAATGTGTAGGCTATTTTCTGCATCTGTCTCCAGCACTTTATGACCTATCCCCACGGTCTTGTGTAGCTCACTACACAAATAAGCATGAAGCACCTTGCCTTCGTCGGCGGATATTTCTTCATAAACTTTCTTCACATCAACTGTCATTTATTTTTACCTGCAAAAACTTGGCTACCAAAAAAGACTGATACCACGCCCCCTGTTGCGAGAAAGTACATATTTGCCATATCCGAAAGCAAGACAGCGGCATCGTCCATTCCTAGAAATGAGCAAATCGCTACACCAGATGGATATAAAAGCATTCCGAATAGCGCGAACCAAACCATGTTGCGTTGTGCGTCTGCCTTATCATGAGCCGCCTCTAGCTGCTGGAGTCGAGCGGTCATTTCAAGCTCCTGATCTGAAACTATACCATCCCCGTCTGCATCGTACTTCGCGTACTCACTGCCTGATTCTAGTTGTTTGGGACTCATACTTCCCTCTGTGGCGCTTTCATCTTCACGTAATTTTTTACGAAATGATCCTTAATGTAACTGTCTGGGTTACCGAAAGTTAACAGCTTATTGTGTCGCCGCATTAACGGAGGAATCATTGGAACGATATCTTTCCCGTGCCTATACTGAGTAACCAAAACCTGATCCAGAATCTTCAGCCGCCCACACCTCGGAGCGCCGAAAGTTACAATTTGCGCGGGCGGGATCTCATCCCTTACCATTAACGCGCCAGTAATAAGAGCTACTGCGCCTCCCAAGCTATGGCCCGTCAGCTCTATCTTTTTGTGATCAATGTCCTTCTCTAGGCACATCGAGGTCACTTTGTTAACTAACCGCCTACTAGCCTTGAGGAAGCCTGCCGGACACCAGCCGAGTTCGCGTGTCCAGAGCGGAATGATCCTCAAGTCACGAATCGCGTCTTTGGGTTCATCTGTTCCGCGAAATGCAAACACATTGCCTTTCACAAGCACCTCTATATTAGCTTCTTCAAAGGTGCTTTCCTGATAACATTCTCCGCAGATTCGGGCCAGTTTCTGATGGCTAATCACCTATCGCCCCTCGCTCCTCTGGATCACGTTCACAATCCACATGATCTGAACTTCTTTTTATCTTAAAAGCCCCATTCAGAAAAGGTACGGTGCTAGGAACTTCAAACTCATAAGTCCTTTCTCCACACAATACTACTGATCCACATCCTTGAATTAGTAGAAGTGACGCAATAATTAAAACCTTCATAACATTCTCACTTAAATAGGAAAGTCCCTTCTCGCACCATTTTAGGAACACAGTGGGCGCTTATGTTTTCCTGCCATTTGTATGGGCGTTGGTTTGGCCCTAATTCTCCACGCTCTATTGCATTTGCAAACATATTACATTCATATACATTCTCAAACAGCATATCGGGAGTGCTTACTGTGGCCCCGTCAACAATAACCACCAGCAGAAACGCCATAGTCATGGTTGCCGCATGACCCAGACGACAGCAAATATGCAAACCATGAAAAATGACCACGCAAACGCGATAGTCCCAGCCAGCTCCAAAGCTTTTTTGATCTCAGCCTTCCTTATCTTGATGCGCCTAAGTTCTTTTTCATGAGCTAGGCGGCTCTCTTCCATGCGCATCTTGATGCTTGTGTATAGATCAAATTGCCCCTGCATCATGCAAACATCTTTAAGTTGCTGATCAAAATTAGCAAGTTGCCGTTTCGCGCTCTCCATCTTTAGAGCATCTTTATAGCTCATCGCCCCAGCTTTCGCTTTCTCGACATGATTGTAGTGTTCAGAGGCTTCAGCCCACCGACCACAAATAGAATCAAGGTTGCCCTTGCCTTCTTTGACTGCGGCTATGCCCTCATTTAGCGCCTTGAGCGCCGACAGAACCGCTGCGACCTCCCCGATCATTTTAGAAGTATTTAGCTAAAAATACTGACGCTAGAATAAACGGATAGACTGCCCAGATTGACAGCTCCATTCTGTCCATGCGCTGCGAGCCACGCTCTAGCCGCTCCTCGATGGCTTTAAATCGAAGCGCACACTCTTTCTCATGCGTTTCTAATTTAGTCGTTGTATTCTTGGCCATCAGTCTTTAACTCAAACCTCTACGTTTATTCTTTTAGAAACAGAAACAGACTCCATTTCTAGCCTCTTGCCCTTTGCTTGATAAATTTCAAACTGCTGTTCTTCGCGTACCTTTTGTAATGCTTGTCCTTCAGCAGCATCTACTAACTTCTGTTGTTTTTGGTCAGCAACTTTCTGCCAGCCTATTTGCTGGATCTGTTGCATTGAAGTAGAGCCATCAACTTTCATTAGCTGGGTTCAGTAGGCCAATCGTTGTCGCCACTTCCATCTGGATTCGCTGACGATAGGTTAGGCCAGTTTGAATGGGTTGTAATGTCTCTCAAAGCCTGTCGATAAGTTGCCCAACTAGAGTTAAGTGTTGAGCTAGTTTCTTGAGCTTTAATTACCATCCAATCGCTCTCAGCTAGAAGCGCATCTCTTCTTGCTCTATTGCTTGCTGCTGCCGCTGCATTATTAGCTGTGACCACCGCTGCTCGTTCATCACTTGTCATATCAGTGACACGGCGTGTGTAGACCTTACCGTCTGATAGATATGGAGTAACACTTTCATTCTTTTGAGTAGCAGGATTAAAAGCTAGGAATGTTATAACTTCAGCGCAGGAGTTAGTTGATAACCAATCTGCATCAGGGCCGCTTTTAGGAAAGCTGGTGTTGGGGTACAAAACTTTACAATCTGCAATATCCCCAATATTAGAACCATCTAGTTGTGCTATTTTCATTATCATTATTGTCCTTTGTCTGGGAATGCTTCTGTCGTTGGGGTGAAGTCGCTGGTGTAACGAGCTACATGGCTGATTCTAAATTCGTCAATGTAGCCGTTTAAAAGATAATCTGTGGTATACCAACCGCCTATTGTAAAATAAGTATCTGTATAATCAGTAGAATCACTTACTGATAATATTTCAGTTCCATCAACATATAATTTTGTAGTTCCAGAGTTTCTTACATAAGCAACGTGATACCAAGTGTCTGTGCTTGGAACTATACTCCCGTGAGTAAGTATGGATGTGCCATAATAGATTGACCATCTACCAGTGGCATTATCACCCCCTGCGGCTGGCCCTCGCGTTGTTGTATTTAAATAGCCGTTAGAAAGTTGAAAAAGTCCCTGCCCATTACCTACAGTGCTTGCTGCGAACCTAACAAAACACTCAATAGTAAAATTGCCTGTACCAAAAGACTCAAAATTTCCATGAGGAAGAGTTACATAATCCCCAGTTTCATCTAAAGCCAAAGAAGCTGTGCCAAACTTTTGTTGAGAAGTGCTGGTGTCGGCATTACCGACTAACAACATATTATTCTGTGCAAAACTATCAAGTGCTTGCCCGTCAGCCATGTTGAGCAGGAGCTTGGTGTTGGTGATTGCTGTTAGGGGTGCTGTTGGGACAGTACAGGTGCTAGAAGTAGGGTCATATAATGCTGTTCCTTTCAGGATGCGGTAGTCACTTAAATACCCACCAAAGGGATAATGGGTACTGTTGTGCATGTGACCGCCAAGGTACATGTCATCTGAATCCCCTCCACCAGAAGCTCCATCAAAAGAGCCGCTTACGCTTGATTCAGTTGCGACTCTTACTCCGTTTATGAAAACTGACAAATCAGACCCTGATCTTGTTACTGCAAAATGATTCCACTGATTCTCAACAGTACCTGCTGCCACAGTTGCGCTCATTTCCCAAGACCCAGCGTCTTCATCTAATTTTAAATACCAAAGGGTATTAGCCCCGTTCCTATAAAACTGAATCATGTTACCCATTGCATATATAAACGGGTAATAGCTTGAAGCACCACTACTCCAGTAATACCAACCCTCAATGGTAAAAGCCCCAGTGCCGTAGGTAAAATCACTACCTGTGGCATCAACAAGAAGCTCTGTTGCTGTGCCGTGACCAAGAAAAAAAGCACTCGCCCCATTGACCGCTGGGTCATATACCTTGCTAGTCAGAAACGGGGTAAAGGCTTTAACTTCTGGAACTCCTTGTGTTGTTAGTGCATGGGCTGACGAAGAGTTATCTTTAAATCGGTTAGATTGACAGGTCAATAACACTGTTCCTGAAACCGCAGTAAGTGCTGATGTTGGGACAGTACAACTGCTAGAGGTAGGATCATAAACTGCGGTGCCTTTGACGATGCGAACATTAGACATATAACCACCAAGGCCATATGAAGCACCAGAATCAAAACCTCCGACGAACATGTTCCCAGTTGGAGCTGAAAAAGTTCCGCTTACACTTGAGCTTGTGGCGTTTCTTGTCCCGTTAATAAAAACTGAAGCATTAGACCCTTCTTTTGTTACTGCCCAATGGTGCCACTGATTAAGGGGTAATGAACCACTACTTCCCCCCGGCGTACCTTCTAAAGAAAAAGCTGATGCCCCGCCTTCAGAATAGGTCATGTTAAAAAGTATTCGAGCGTTTAGGTATACATAGAATTGCAGCATATTACCTGCGGCAAGGGGATAAGCCCAGTTTGCAGTAGTACCTTCGTTGTAAAACCACCCCTCAATGGTAAAAGCCCCAGTTCCAAAATTAAAATCAGATCCAGAGGAGGCATCTAAGTAAAATACATCA